AAGCAGTTACCGTTGAGGTGGTAACTTGGCTTAAAACTTCGTTGTATAAATTAGTTCCAAGTAAAGGAATAATATAAAAGTCTTGCACCTCTTGTAAAATAGGTGTTAAGATGGTCATATCAACATTTTTATTAATGTTGGTATATTCCTTTAAATAATTTTCTGATATTAATAAACTAGCCATTATTTCTTAGTTCTAGATTTTGTTATTGCTTTCCAAATGTGACGACAATAAGCAGTTGTTTTGCCGCCATTTTTTTTAGGCTCAGTATAAAAACCACCCCTAAACTCCCATGCGCTTTCGCCAAACATATTATTGCTTATATTGTCTATTCCCTCACGTGTCCACGTTCTAAATTTACTTAACAAAAGCATTTTTTTGCAAAACGGTCTAGACGTTCCACCTTCTACTAAAGCAGGCGCATCTGGGCGTTCTACATACTTATAAACAGTATATAATTCAGTTTCAACTTCTGGCGTGTTAGTTTCTAATCCTTTAGGAGTTATAGAAATGTTACCTTCAATAGTATTTATTAAACCTTTTGTAGTTAAGTTATTAATTGTTTGTTGAACTGTTAATTCATCACTTCCAATCATTTTAGCTATTTTACCAATTGGTGTTTGTGGCGCACCTTTTAAAATATCTAAAACTTCCTTTTGTCTGCCACTATTTAAGTCGACAGCAAACTGTTTATGCTTTGCAAACTCAAAGTTAAACGCTTCAGCATTGCTACCAAACTTTACAAACTCTTCACTAACTATCGGGTCATCATTGTCATCTATTGCACTACCTTCAAACAAAGATAAAACATAGTCAGTCATATCAACTTGTTTGTCAAACTTGCTAAATTGAGCTTCAGGTGTTGCAAATAAAATATTAATATCTTGGTCGGTTAATCCGTAACTATTCTTTAGCATCATTGCAGCCACTTCTTTAGTGGTTTTTTGATTGCTAACCTCACGAATCAATCTTTTAATGTTAATCCATTGCTTGCCGGTTAAGTTCTTTAAATGCTCATTAACTTGCGTTTCTGGTATCTCGGCTAAATCACCATCAACTGTTACTTTATCTTTAATATCAATCCCTAACTTTTTAGCGTAATGCTCTCTTAAAGTATCTAAATCAAATAGTGATTGTAATAAAGCAGTATCAAAAGGTAATTCAACATTGGCAGGTTGTTTCTGTTTTATTTCTAATAAAGATAAGTCAATACCGTTAACGGCTGCTAAATCTTTAATTATGTTTAAGTGTATTTCCTGACGGTGTTCGATGTAACTATATAACCATCTTTCAAACTTTTGTAAATAGATTGTGTTATCGCCAATGTTAACTGAGCCGTCAAAAATAGAAGCCAAAGCAGGATCTGTTCTGTGAGCTGTAAAGATATTTTGTTGCGAACGTTTTGCAACCTGCTCAAACATTTTATCTAAATCACTTTGCGAGAACGTTGTTAACTCAGCTTTTTGACCGCCTTTGTCAACAAAGTTAAACATCATTTTGCCAGTGTTAGAAGTGCCTTTAAATTTACGGTCAAAGAATTTAGCATATTTTCTTTGCTCTTCCTGAGTTGGCTCACCATTGAATAAAGATAACATGGCACTCGCAAACATTCCATTCTTTAAATGTGAATAGTTGAAGTTTGTAATCTCAATATTTGTTTCAATATCCTGTAAACCTTGTTGATAGTTTGGGGCTGGGTAAATATTGCCAAACTCCATAGCACTCATTACTTCTGTTTTGTAATATAAGATTTGCGTTCCTGTTCTAATGTTAGGGTTAAAAATAGGATATTCAATAAATGATTTATGTTTGTGAGCTTGGTCATTTACACACCCATTGTCATCTACCCATTGCTCACAATAGAAAACTGTTTTACCGTCTGGTGAGCGTCTAAACTTGCTAAACTCTTGGTTATAAACCTCAGCTATTTTACCGTTAAAATCATAAACTATTTGTAAAGCTATGCCGTCAAAAATCTCAAAAGGTGTTACGTTCTTTCTAAATACGCTATTCCAATCTTCAAAGCGATTAGCGTGTGATAAGAATTTATCGTATTGGGCTTGTTGTGCTAAGGTTAATTTGCTTTCATCATAACATAAGCCACGACCAAATACATGGTCCGCCTTAGCCTTTATAACTGCCCCGTGTACAGCATCTCTATTGTATAATTCAAGTAAGTAATTAGGGTGTGCGTTATTATCGCCCCATTGTAAATACTTACCACTAGATACTTTACTAATTGTAGGTTGGAAGCTACTATCAAATTCGATTTGTAATAGGTTACCGACCTGTGTTATATTATTGCCCATTTGTTACGATTGACGTCCTTACGTCTTTATAGTAAATATTAGTTACTGAGGGAGCTTTCCACCACGCCTTGCCATTTCCAACCTCACCCGTTAACGTTCTTATATCTGTTGTATTTATATTTGCATAATTGAATAAGGCTGCATTAGCCGACTGATAAACATAAAATGAATAACTACCATAGTCATCAAATAAAACGCTGCCAGTTAAAGGTACAGACGCTCCAACGGTTATAATAAACCTTTGCTTGTTATTATCTAATTCAGTATAGGTACTTGTACACGCTACTTTGCGACCTGTGTTATCATTTATGAATACAAAGACAAATTGAGGGTTACCAATAGTTGAATTTTCCGTCACCGAAATATCAATAGTGTTAGCCCCTGTTATTAATTGCATCATACTTATTAAATACTAAAAACTTTGAAATGTTACTAAAACCTCAGCTATTTTACAATAACCTCAGCGGTTTATCTATAAAGCCCACCGCACCCAAAGCATATATTAACATAACGAGCAATTATATCCATCTTAACACCTACGATGTTCATCCTTATATAATTAACGTTATGTGTAAATAGCCGCCCCGAATGCGGAAAACAAAAACGTTTTCGCTATTCTCTTTCAGCCCTGCGCTTACCACTAAATGTATCGTACTTGAATATCCTTTCCTTTGGAAAGTCTTAGGAATGTGTTAGTTTTGAGATATGGAAAATATTAAACGATTACCCGACCCACCAGAAGTTACAATTTCTACTCATGAAACATTTGGCGATGTTAAAAAATAGCAACTAAAATAGCATATACTATAATAGTAAATGTTGCTATGTTTACAGAAGATGAAAAATTATCAGACCTAATTTTATTTAAATCAGTATTTTTTTGAATAGATTTACTTAAGGATTTTATCTTACCTATTTTATATTGTGTTATTTGATAATTTATTGGTATTTCCTTTTCATAAAACTCATGTATATAAATTTCTGGTTTTACCCCAAAACTTACTTTATTAGGAGTAATGTTTTTATATAATAATATTAAAGATACTGAAATACAAAAAGAAAGAAAATAATATGGAATACTATCTATATAACAATAAGTTATTTTATTAAAAGAAAAAGCTATCAAAGCTAAATATATTGTAATTAATGCGTAACTTTTATTTGTCATCTCTCTAAAAGAAGTAATTGAAAAATTAATATATTCATTACCTTCCAATAGCATAAAATCTATTGCATCATTAGAGTATTTATTCCAATCAACATTTTTTAATTTATCATCGCCTTTAACCATATTATTTTTTTTACCAATAAATATACGGTAAAGAATATTATAAATATAATTAAAGACTGTTTCCATATAGTAAATATAAGTATTTCTGTTAAATAAGGCGGCAGTACACAAAGCCGACCATCATTTTATTATTTTTAACTAACGGTTTAGAACTTGCAGCCACACGTCGCCAACCCTACGCAGCCGCACATTCCAAAGCTATTGGTAACATAACGAGCAATTATATTCCGAATTGGAAGTATAATTCTAGTTATGTGTAAATAGCCGTTCATTGCGTTACAAATGTAACTATTTCTTTTGATATAAAAAAATTTATTTTAAAATAAAAAAGCCCACCTTACAGGGTGGGACTTACATTTATATTTTAAAAAGTTAACTAAGCAGGTATCAATAGTAATGCAGCTAAAGCACTTGGTACAACGTTTGCAAACGTTCTCTCTTCGCCTGTTAACACTATTGTATATCCAGCATCATCATTACCCATTGCACCACTTGCAGCGGTTGCAGTTGTAATTCTCATACCGA